GCTGGGTACAAGGCTCCGCCGAAATCGACGACGGTGGCCAAGGCGCTGCGTGGCGAGAAGATCGGCGAGTGGTCAGATGCTGCACTGAACTACGCTTTCCGGCTTGCTTGCGAGCGGGTCGCAAGTGAGCCGCTGGTTGAACAGTTTGAAACCTATGCCATGCGTCGCGGCAAAGAGCTGGAAGAGGCTTGCCGCATTCGGCATGAGATCGACATCAATGAAGTTGTAGATCTGGCCGGGTTCATCCGCACGAAGGATGGCCGCTTCGGTGCGTCTGCTGATGCGCTGGTCGGCAAGAGTGGCGGCGGCGAATACAAGTGCTTCTACGCTCCAGACAAAACCCGCCCGATCATCCTCGACAACGATTTTGGCGATATCAAACCGCAGGTCCAAGGGTGCATCTGGCTGTACGGTGCGGAGTGGTGGGACAGTTGTTTGTATTTCCCGGCACTGAAGTCTGTCGGCAAGGACTACACCCGCCAGCGGTCAGAGCGCGATGACAACTTCATCGAGAACATGGAAACCGAGCTGCTCGCATTCGACGCCCTCGTCTGTGAGTACGAAGTTCAAATCAGGGCGCCACGCATTATCATTACTTAAAATGCTGAAGTATGAAGTGACGCCGGAGTGGGCATCCTACGCTTTGCGCAAGTCGACGAAGCAAGCCTTCAACAGCAATACCATTCTTGAAGACGGGGCAGGCCAGCTCACCGGAACACTGGGTGAGCTGGCCTTCGGTCGCTGGCTGAAGGATGCAGGAATTGCTTTTGAGTACGTAGCAGACAACAAAGGCGCGTACGATTTTGTCGTCAACGGGCTGAAGATCGATGTGAAGTCGAAGGGGTGTACGTCACCCCCTCGACCAAACTACACCTGCCATGTGCTGGCCGCGCAGGCCACCTACGATGTCGACCTGTACGTGTTCTGCCGCACAGACATCAGTGGCCATGTGTGGCTGCTCGGCTGGATGCACAAGAATCACTTCTGGACCAGCGACAAAGCGTGCGATGTGAGGCGGGGCCAGATGGCCGACGGCCTTGTTCAGACTGCCGACGCTCGCCGGATCCAGATATCAGACATCGCCACGATGGACGGGCTTCACGCCTTGCTCACTACTCTCGGGGTTCCCGCCTGAGAGGGCTGCGGCCGGTCAGATCTTCTGCGTTTTGCTGCAGGAATCCGAGAGTGGAAAGTGCTGCCGCAGGCGGATAGGCGATACCTCTCGACACATTCCTTGCCGAAGCGTTCATCCCTCTTGCCAGCAGCGACTTGATAAAAGAGCTTGAGTTTGCGTAAGCACCAATAGCCGCAGATGGATTCTTGACCGCCGCCGCGATTGATGCAGCAAGCCCGATTGGATTGTGGTTGCCAGCCATGTCCACTCTGCGCTGTAGCACCTGAAGTGTTGGTATGAGCTGCGCCTGCTCGCTGACAAGATCTCCAATGGTTGGCTCGACTCTGGCCACGCTCTCTCGCAGACCTCTGGCTATAGCTTTCTGCGCCTCTACATCGGCAGCACCGAGCGTGCCATATTTCTTGCGGAGATCACGATATATGCCTTGCTTCAGCAATTGCGCTTCCTGCACAGGAATATCGACGACGCCAGTTGATCTGTTGTAACGCCACTCAGGGAGCGATGTGATTTCGTTTCGCGCACCGCGTATTGCCGCCATGTTCTCTGGGCGCTTGCCTGTCCAGTAAAAGTCATCCATTACTCCGGGGACATGGCGAATAGCATCACCAAGATCCACCCTTGCAGTTGAGTTGTCCAATCTGCGCAGGATGTTGTCATCAAGCGTGTCGAGCATGTCTCTGACCGTCTGGACGCCGCCCGGGCTGACATTTATTCCACGGTCCAACATGTTCGTCACGGCAGTGCTTGCAGATCCATCCCTGTGCGCCTTGATCACCGGCTTGAGCGCAGAGGTCATCAGGTTGCGCGCACCAGACTGCATGCCGCGCTCCATGCTTGCCGCAGCAGCCGGGCCATACCTGACGCCAGCGATAGCCAGCGCTTGCGGAATGGCCTCTCTGCCTGCGTTCTGCAGCATGCCGCTGATCGACAGCGGATCTTCCGCCTGCGACAGCCCGATGTAGTCGAGACCTTTTGATGCGGCGTTCCCAATTGCATTTGGAATATAGTTGAGCGGGTTCGACTCGGATGCTCCCAGTTGCGTGCGCGGTTGGTACGTCATAGCCTCCTGCACTGCGCGCTGGATTTCGGTTGGGCTCATGCTGCTAAGCCCGGCAGCGTGTAGCGGGATCGCAGCAAGACCGGCCGCATCCGAAACCGGCTTCGATATCATGGACGTACCCATCCTCATCAGAGGATCCATGAACGAGCCGAGCCCTTCGGCAAGGCGATCATTCCAGCGCATAGGCGCGGCAGTGAGCGATGCTTTTACCTCAACAGGCGTAATCTGCTGATCCTCTGGCTTATCTGCAGCATAGAGCAACCACGGCGCATCAGTCGGCTCGCTCTTTTTCTGATACAGCTTCCACGGCTCGTCAGCCATTACTGCTTCTCCCAGTTTGCTGGATTTGTCGCATCACCACCCATGAACTTGTGGCCCTGCACGATATCGCCAACATTCGGCGCACCACGCGGCGTTGAACCGGCGGTCGTTTCACGCATCTCATCCCTGACCTGACCGGGCGATCTCTGCGCCGCTTCCATCTCCAGACGTAACTGGTCGATGCCTGCAGCGTATTGGCCCTTGCTCCACGCTGCCGACAACAGCTCTCTGGCGTGGTCCTTATCAGACACTGTTGGAGCGCCTGTGGGCGATATGGCGCGAGCGTAGATGTTGATCAGCGAGTTGGTTGCGATGCCAAGCCTTACAATGTTCTCATCACCAGTGCCTGTCAGAGCTGCCTGTAGCGCAGCGTTGAGTGTTGGGTACTGGGTGCGGTCAACCATCTCGGACGCTTCCAGCGCCATCGGCATCATGTTCATGGCTTCCTGCACCGCCATCTCTACGTTCGCAGTGCGAGTCCCGAGCGTTCTCTGTCCAGCCCTTGTGCCTTGATATTCAGCAGTGGCAGCGGCGATGTCGCCACCCGTCATGCCTCGCTCTGCGGCCCTTTCAGCAAGACGGTTTGAGAACTGCATCTTCATCAGAGGACTGCGAGAATAGCCTGTCGCTGCTGATGTGTCGCCGGCAAGATACTGGTCAACTGCGAGATTGAGCGCGTCGTCGTTCAGTGTGAGAGATGCCGATGCTGCAAGCCTATCCTGTGTTGCTAGTTTGTATTCCATCTCCTGCTCATATATCTCTTTGACGCGAGCAATGAACGCTGGCGTTCCTTCAATGAGCCCCTCGGCTTTTGCTTGATCTGCTGCGGCTCCCGTGACGGCGTTTCTTTTTTCTTCCGCAGCATCTCTGCGCGCCTGCATTGTCATTTCTGTTTCCAGATTGGTGCTGGCTGCGCCCAGATCCAGTTCAGCCAGCTGCGACGCAAAGGTTCTGCGCGCTGCAAGAGAGTCGTTTTCAGCAGCGCGCTTTTCACGATTGTAATCGCCCATCACAGCCGCTGCGCGACCAGCCGCTTCACCAAAGCTGCCGGTCTTGCCGGGGTCCAGAAATGCTGACGCAAGACGAAAATACTTTTCAGACTCGCTTGGGCCTTTCGGTGCTTCCTGCATGCCTGCCATAGCAGCTGCGCGTAGGCGCTGAGATGCTGCCTCGTACCGTTCGCGTGCTGCTGCAACTGGATCCACGGGCGCCGGTGCGACAGGAGCACCAGCGTATCGTCTTGCCAAACCATCAAGACTGGGCGACGAATTCTGTTGTGCGAAATCGATCATGCTTTGTGGCGGAGCTCTGTACAAATCGCCCTCTGCATACTTGGGCACGCCGGGCGCATGAAATGTTCCGCCGCGAGCCTTGCCAAAGTATTTCTGATACAAAGCGGGGTCGTAACGCTCGGCCCACGATTTGACAACGTCATCACCAAGCGCACGCCTTATATCGCCCACGTTCGCACCACCGCTGTTGACAAGGCTGCGCAAAGCATCAGGACCGCCGCTGCTGGCTGCGAGCGCTTGAATGTTGCGGTCGTTGACAGTGTCTCCGCCGAACGTATTGGTCTGCATCCAATGTTGCACAGGAGCGGATCCAATCGCTTTTTCAGCCTGCGCCATCGACAGCTTGTCCTGCTTGTAGAGATCAAACAACTGAGCGTTGCCAGTTACTGTGCCGGCCATTGATCGTATCTGCTCATCAGTCATCCCCGGTCCTTTGGGTTTATCTATGGGCAGGGGAATCTCTAGGTCTGGAAGATTGGTCACGGCAGTGGGCACACAACTGCGTGTTACAGGGTCGAAATTGAAACCGGGCGGACACTGGTTGCCGCCAATGTTTGGACTGCCGGTTGACACTGTGTTGCCGCCAATGTTTGGACTGCCGGTTGACACTGTGTTGCCGCCAATGTTTGGGCTGTTGGTTGGCACTTTTACGCATGTAGCCGTCACAGGGTCATATCGGTAACCGGCCTCACACACCAGCTGGCCGGGGAAGAACTTGTTCATTGGATTGGCAGGCGCGGCCATCCTACCCTGAGCAATATCAAGGTATGCGTTGTACAGCTCATTGCCTTTCGGATTGTCGTACATCTTCGCCGACTGTATCGGCGCGAAGTATTTATCCAGCAGTTGTTGGTCGGTGGTGCGAGGCGGTGTTGGCGCCGCCGCCCCATAGCGTTTCATCAGCTGTGACAGCTCATACCCGTAGGTGGGTATATTGGGCTGCGGAGGTGCCGGTGGTTCTGCAGCGGCGCCACCAGCAATAATCACCGCATTATTTGCGGTGTTGGTGCCACTGTCGTAGCCCGTGTTGTAAGGATCGTCCATCTTCTTCTCCAGTTACGGGGTGGTGATGCCTCGACCAATGCTATACAGCCCAGCAATTTGCGACAACGGTGACGGAGTCGCAATTGGCGTGGTCGCGTTCTGCGTTGTTGTGTTCGGCAGGTATTGGCCGGTGTTTCGTAGCTGAGCCTGATACCAGTCCAACTGCGTTTGCGGATACTGTTGCTGCGCCACATAGTCCCTGTATGCGGCATCCAGCTGTCTCTGCTGCAGCTCCTGCTGGCTTTGACCAATGGCCTCAAGGCCTGCCGAATCGCTAGCAATCAGACCCTGCTGAGTCTGCCCAGCATTTGCAAGCGCTTGCAGCGCTGACTGCTGGCGAGATGCGTCGCTGCTGCTGGCACTTGCTATGCCAGACCCTATATTCATCAACTGGCCGCTGTACTGTCCGGTGGCGCTTGCTTGCTGCCCTCCGATAGACGCCAACTGGCTTGCGGCTTGTAGCTTTCTGGCCAGATCTGCCTGCTCTGCCTGTTGCACTTGCCCAAGCGCCGATAGGCCGGTCTGTTGCTGGCCGGCGCCGGCCGCAGTCTGAGCTTGACCAATCGCGGTGAGATTCTGCTGCTGCCCCTGAGTGAGCTGCCCTGCTGCTTGCCCCATTGAGCTGTACTGCCCAGCGCCCTGAAGCGTGCGGGACAGGTCTGCACCAGCGATACTTCCGGCCGTGCCAGCAAGCGTCGCCTGCCGCGCAAGATCGGCTTGTGACGCGGCAAGAGCTTGCCCGTAACCCTGTTGCAGTGCTTGAGCCTGTTGAGCAAGTACCGACTCTTGCGTGTCGCGCAACGCCCGTTGACCGAACTCACCCATCCTGCTGCCTCCGAACTGACCGGCCGCGACAAACTGGTCGCCCAGCGCCGGCAACAGGTTTTCTCTAAGGTTCCTCGCGCCCAGCCTTGCAATCTGATCTGTCACTGCAGAGTTGTACTGATTCATGTACTGATCTGTGCCGCCGGCCGCATTGCCCCCGGCCGACTGCAGATACGGCTGTGCGGCCGCAAGAGCGCGCTCGCTGATAGCCTGCTGTGTCGCGCCGGCCGCCTGCCCAAAATAGGGCTGCGATGCGCCGACAGAGTCAAGATCACCTGCTCTGCTATAGGTTTTTTGCCCCTGATCCAGTCCGGCGCTAGCAAGATCTGGTCGTAGATATTGCTTTTGATCTTCGGCCAAAGACGCTGCGGCACCTTGCTGGCCTTCGTTAATTCGACCCACTGCCGAGTTGAGATACGGCTGCTGACTGAGCATCGGATTGTACCCGGCGGCGGCTTGCATATAGCCTATGCCGCTCTGTACTCCCGGGTCGGCGCCGCCCAGCGACTGGAATCCTTTCATCGCCACATTATAAGACGGCTGCCATGCGCCAACATTCTGCCTGACGCCTTGATACGCGGCCTGCTGATCCGGGGTAGCTTCAGCCACTGTAGGCAAAGCGTATGTCTCATACGGCCGACTAGCGACCGCTCTGGCCTTCATCATCTGCTCGTAAGACAGATCCTGATACCACTGGGGAGTTTGGTTGGCTGTTGTGGTGGACGAGCTTGGCGCGCTCGTCACGCCGCCATCAAAAAGACCGTCTATGTTGGCCATTATGCTGTCCTCATGTAGGCCAAAGGCGATTTAGCCTTGGGCGGTATTTTGTCGTGACTTGCAGATCGATATGACTTGCGAGCGCCTTTCATCAGCTGTCGGAGCTTCTTCGCTCCAGTATTGATCGACCCGCCGCCGATTGCCTGAACAGCCGCCCGGGGAATCCTGAACTCACCATTGGAAAGCAGCGCGTTGACCTCGCCGCCGGTCTCAGGCTGAATCTCACCGCCCGTCAAATCGTGAACCATCTGGGTGAGAGCCCTGAAGCCGCCCTCGGTGGATCCAGACCCCAGAGCGCTTACAACGTCCGCCGTGATGATGAAGTCGCCATCTTCCAGCACTGCAGGCACTTCATCGTCCTGTCCGTCGCCCGGCCCACCAACCGCAAGGTGCTGTAACGCTGCCAGACCGCCTGTAGCCATCTTCAGCGGAGGGGCTGCTTGTGGTGTAGGGATACCGGCCAGCGTTGGGGCTGTGGGCGCTGCTGGAGGCGCTCCGAGCCTTGGGGCATGCTGTGCAACCGATGCATTGAACTTATCCCAGTTCTGCGCGAGACAGGCACCGAAATTCTGTGCGGTGTCGCACATCGTGAAATTGGTCAGGGCGTCGTACACCGGCCGGGTGTCAGGGTTGGCACCAAAGGTCTGGGCTGCAGCTGCTACCGCCTCGGCCTTGGTTTGATACTGCGCGACCTGAGACAGCAGCGAGGTTGAGGCGGCGGCCATGCCCGGCGAGCCAGTCAGGTTCGATGTAACCGGGCCTGTAGCGCTTGGCACCTTCTCCCCTGTCCAGATGTTTGTCTCTGGCTCACCGCTGGCCTGTTGTGGCGTAGGCGAGCCAGTAGAGGCTTCTGCGGGGTTCTTGAATTTCTCAAGGGCTGCCTGACCGGCACCCATCAATGCTCCAACGCCTGCGCCCTTGATCGGATCTCCGGCAGTCATCCCTGCCACATCAGCACCACGCAATGCGCCCAGAGCGCCCTGCTGCAGAAGCGGCGAGTTGGCCAAGCTGTTTTGCACGAAGTTTGAGTTAGCGGCCTTGTCGGCGAAGCTGCCGATCAGTGCAGATCCGAGCGCCGTCTTGAGCGGGTCTTGGCCGGTAGCATAACCGCTGGCAGCACCCAAAGCGGCCCTGCCGGCCATGGTCTGAGTGGCCGCACTTGCTTTGCCCAGCATCGGGATTTTTGACCCCACAGACTGAGCCCCACCGGGGACTGATGCAAACCCACCAATAAGCCCTGTGAGAGCGCCTTTCTTGCCGCCAGTAGCGCCACCAAGGGCCGCTCCGGTTAGCGCAGTGGCGGTTGCTTGAGACATGCCCATGAAGCCGGCTTTTGCAATGGCTGCACCAATCCCCGGCACCATAAAGCCGAGCGCAATCGGCGCAACCACCTTCAGAATTTTCTTCAGGCTCTTCAGGAAGCCGTACTCAGGCAGACCAGTGTCAGGGTTGATGATCGGATCGCCCCACTGATCGCGGAGCTGTTTGAATTCTTCCTCGTTCACATGCAGGAGAATCGTGTCGTCGCGGCGTCCAGCCTTGCGCACCTTCTCTGCCGCGCTGTGCATCCCGCCATTCTTGTAGCGCAGGTAGTTGTCCAGCTGACCCTTATCTGGATCAAACGCATGGATCGTCAGCGCAACACGGTTGTGGCCGGGCCGCATCACTGATTCTGGCAAGTTAATATCGTCGTACATCACGCGAGCTCCCCGCATACGTATTCTGCCCACAGTTTCCAGTCGGTGAACTGGTATGGATTTGGAATTGCTATGTATCCCAAACTGATAATGGCTGGCAGCTGCACAGCCCATCTCTGCCAGTTGGTGTCTTTCAGTTTCTGCAGCGGACCGTATGCATCGAGATCGAGCACGACCCGATCAGCCCATTGCTGCAAAGTCATTCCTGTTGGTCGAGTCATTGAAATCATGACAGTTTGGTGTGATCCCCTGTGTCGATGTGTGCAATGATCTGCCCGGCCTGATAATCGCCGCCCGGCGCATTGCTGCCGAAAGTCAGATTCATAAGCCGGTACTGGGCCTTTAGCATCACGACTTGCTCGTATGTCTGGAGTGCATTTTCTGGATACGTCACCACTGCCGTTTCCTGCTCTGGTGCCCTTGCGTTTGCGCGCCCACTGACGACCAGCGTCATCGGCCCGGCCTGCACAAAGTCTGGCTCAACTGTAGTGATTCGCAGACGCGCATCCACGCTCTGCGTGGCCGGCAGCGACATATCTGATGTGGTGTAATACGAGTTGATGGCATTGATGTCTTGGCCATCAATCTCGTCGAGCCCTCTTTCGTGCAGCCAGACTTTGTAGCCGTCTACCGTTTGGTCAACGCCAGTCAGGACTGGTGACAGCAGCTCCGAGTTGTAGATACCCGCAGACCGGCCGGAATTCGGCAGCTCAGTGTCGTACCAAGTGTTCTCGCGCACGTTGTAAATGATCGCGTGCGTACACTCCTCTGCATCGCCACGCGGATAGCACCACCAGATCTCGCCGAAACGCGGCACTTTGAATGCGAATACTTTGTCGCGGCTGTTTTGTTGAATGTTGTCGAGGAAGTAGTTGATGTTGAGATTGTTCTCAATCTCTCTGACGACACCGTTGAACATCAGGAACCTATCAACTGCGCACCAGTAGAACACTCCGTCGTAGTCGATCACGCAATTGGCCGACATGATGGAGCTTGCGGTCATCAATACGTCAAAGCTGAACACTGGAGTCCCGCCGACATACGACATGCGAATTACTGCGTCATACGCCCAGAAGATTCCTGCAGGAGAATTGCCACCACCGGCACGAAGCGGAAGCCCTTTGATAAACTTCTGGCTCCATGGTCGAGCCTGACCAGAGCCAGAGCCGCTGAGATCTGTTGGATCCCCCGGGACACTCCAGCCGATCATTCCGTTGCTGCCGTAGTAAACAAGGTATGGATGCAGAACCACGATCCCACCCGTTGCATTCATGTTGGCTGGGAGTGCTATCTCCACCAGCTTGTCAGAGCTGACAGCCTCGCCGTAGAAAATCTGTCCACCCGTGTCGGCATAGCTGCATTCCAGATTCTGCCCAACGTGCGCGATCACGTAGTTTTTCACATCGCTCGGCGAATACTGGTAGTCGAACATCCACATATTCAGGGGCGAGACATCCAGAGGAGTTCCACCACCAGCCATCGGCGTGGCAGATGTTGTGATCGTGGTCGTGGTCGCAGCAACAACGTATCCGTTCGTTACCATGTCCATGACAGTGGCGGTGATGGTGATGATCGCGCCAACAGCAGTAGCCGTGTAGTTCGGGCTTGATGTGTGCGCTGTGATGTTGGCAGCAACGGCCGTGGCGGTTGCGCTGAGGCTTGTCACATACGCGACAGCGCCGGATGTTACTGTGACGCCGTTGACGGTCACCGTGTTCACTGACCCAGAGCCGCCACCAGTGAGCGTGAGCGTGCCAGCAGCGTACGCACCCGGCGTCCTGTCGGTTATGATGGATGCGTTACCGCCATTGTCTACAGAAAACGACTCAAGGTAGTTTTCCGATCCGCTCAGGCAATACTGGTAGTGATTCTCGGCCCAACAAGTAATTCCTCTGGAAATTTCCTGCAGGAATTTGCTGATGGATCGGAAACCCCACATCTTGCGAGGCTTTCCACGCTGAAACCTGACCCATTGACCGTCGATGTAGTGTTCGCCATCAAAACTGGTGCCGTCCCGCTTTATGCCGGGTTGCGAGCCAATCAGTGTGGTTGACACCGCCATCAGAATGTCCCGCCGGAAATGGGACTAAGTGCAGCCAGTGCAGCCTGCGCGTCCACAGCAGTGAACAGCGCAACACCCACAGATGTACCGCCAAGGTTTGTACGAGCTGCAGACGCCGTTGTAGCTCCGGTGCCGCCGCTCGCAATACTTAGTGGGATGGAGAGGCCTCCCGTGTCTGCGTTGACCACATCAGAACCGTTGGAGTAGTAGATGCCGCGAGAGCCTTGATTGATCACAATTCCGGTCGAGCCAGACAGCTTGACCGTCAGTGTGTACGCACCAGTGGTCGAGTTGGTGATCCAATACTGCTGAATCGTGGCCGGCACCTGAACAATCTTGTTGCCGGTGAGCACGCCTGTAAAATTGTACGCAATCCGGTTGAGTTCGCTCCCGCTCAAGGTGTACGTGCCAGACCCCGCGACACTAATCGTCGTGTAGTCAAACGCAAACGTGCCAGACTGTCCCAAGCCGATTGTGTAGAAATCAGCGCCGTCCTGAATGATGATGCACGACTCGTATGGCTGCAGCGACAGCGTGGAAGACCCATCGATTGTTGCGGTGCCGCCGGGAGTAACTGTAAGCGCGCCACCGCCGCTGTTCTTCGCAACGATGAACCAGCTGGTGTACACCACAGACGGATCTGGCAGCGTCAGTGTGCCGGTGCCGCTTCCGGTCCAGTTCTGCACGACGCCAATGTCAGGATTCCCAGCAGTGTAATTGACCAACAAATTCGATACCGGCATCGTCTGCGACAGAGCTGCGCCGATTGCGATCAGGCCAGTACCAGCCAAGCCGGATGCCTGAGCCGCAGACACCGATGCGCCGTACTGGAACGACCTCCATGTGCCGGCCGTTGTCGAGTTGTCAGCGAGATACGCTTGCCACACCGTACCACTGGTTGAGCTGATGATCTGCGTGCCGCCAGCATTTCTCACCGTAAACGTGTTCGCGCCGATGTTGTTGAACAGCACAGTAATGCCGGGTGCCGCCGCATTTGCCGCCGGCATTGTGATGACACAACCTACGCCAGTGGCGTTGACATCGATCACGCTAGTAACGAAGTTAGACGAAGCAGATGCCTCTGTCGGCCAATTCAGCGTTACGTTGGCAGCAAGAGTGATCTCGCTGTACGTGATTTCGCTCGGATATATGTTGGCCCCGCCGAACTGATCCGTCCACTCCGTCATGCTTCAATCCTCACTGCTGTCCGGTCGAGAATCTTCTGTAGATCCTGACCGCTGGTTGCTTGTGCGAAACGGTCGTACATTGACTGCCATGTTGCGATGCGCTCGTCGTTTTTAAGGAAAGGAGTGGCTTCCAGTAGGCATGCGTACAGCAGCAGATTTGGCGCGTAGTTCGTCAGCCAGTTCTGCTGGTTCGCATCGTCAAGAGGTTGTGGCAGCTCGTAGTACAAGACCTCAAGGGTCTGAACCGTGGCCGGCGTCGGCGCAATCAGCCAGTGCTGGTAGTCGTAGTCGGTATAGAACTCAACCGGGCCTGTGACTGCGGAGTCTGGCCAGTAGTTCTTCACGTACTCGTAGGACCGGGCAAAGATGGGCGACCCAGCGACAGACATGCTGATCGTGTCGCGCCAGCGGTCTGGTTTCAGCAGGGTCGAGACCCCAACCTGAAGAGGCGTTGAGACCGTGCGCTGAAATCCTTGAACCTTCAGCTCGGTGGCACAACGACGCTCGCCAAGAGCAACAAGTCTCGGCAACTGGTCGTAGACGGTGGGGTCGCTCTCTTCTGTAAAGCCGCGCTCCAGATATCGGCGCAGGTCTTCCAGCAAGGAGGAGTATTGCATCACGTAAGCCGTACAGCACCTCACTATGGCAACAAGCCAACGAAAGGATGCTGATTCAGCGTCCGCAATTAAACGAATCTTACCACACAGGCTTCACAAGTCATCATGACTCTGGCACAACTACGACAAAAACAGCGCTTGCTCTTCCAGCCGGCGCCGGGTCAGTCCCGGTAATATCCTGCCCCCGCCTTTGTTCCATTTTACAAACTCGTCTGCTGCACCGGCTATATCCCCGGCATTGTAAAGACGACGGAGTGTAGAAGCCTGAAGGGCACC